AAACTTTGAATTAGACGTAAGTGATTATGTTGAAGAGGCTTTTGAGCGCTGTGGTCTTCAAGTTCGTACAGGATACGATTTAAAAACTGCTCGTCGCTCTTTGAACTTGATGTTAGCTGAATGGGCAAATAGGGGCCTAAATCAATGGACTATTGCTCAAAATACTCAAGCCGTCACTTCTGGTACGGGAAATTACACTTTAGGGGCTAACATCATTGACATCTTGTCTGTTGTTGTTCGTAGAAGCGGTACAGATTTTGCCTTAACTCGTATGAGTCGAGATGATTATCTGACCATTCCTACAAAAACTACAACAGGTAGGCCAAACCAGTTTTTTTTGGATCGGCAAGTTACGCCTGTTTTAAAACTTTGGCCTGTGCCAGATAACAGCACAGATACCATTATTTATGATGCTTTGACCCGGATGGATGATGCAGATGAGTACACTAATACCTTAGATGTTCCTTTTAGGCTGTATCCTTGTTTGGCGGCGGGTCTAGCGTATTACATATCCATAAAAAGGGCTCCAAATAGAGCGCAGCTTCTTAAAGCCATGTATGAAGAAGAGTTTGAACGGGCAATGGCAGAAGATAGAGACAGAGCTTCTTTTAATGTTGTTCCGCAGTTTCAATATTTTAGGACAACATAATGTCACGCTTTGCCTCTGGAAAAGACTCGTATGCTATTTCAGATAGGTCTGGTTTTAGGTACAAATACCGTGACATGCGTAGAGAATGGAACGGGTTACTTGTTGGCCGGGATGAGTTTGAACCAAAACAGCCGCAGTTAGAGCCTTTTCGTAAGGTCTTTGACGCACAAGCTTTGAAAGATGCTAGGCCGCCGGAGCCTGAAACTCTTACAATTTTGGTCGGTAACCCACCGTTAGAAAACCCAAACACCGCCTTCATAAAAGCTTCTGCTGAACTTGGTCTGGTAATAGTCGACCTGCCTACTACAAGTGCATCTACGGCTACACCCACCGGAGTTTCCGCGACTACAAGCGTAGGCACAGTCACCACCACAGGCGTAATCATAACTCAAACTTTTGCAGTAACTGTTGTAAGCACGGGTTATGGTAATAAGTACTACATAGATGGGGTACAACAGGCCACCGTTAACCTATCTGAAGGAAGCACTTATCGCTTTGACCAGTCTGATAGTAGTAATTCAGGACACCCCCTTAGATTTTCAACAACTTCTAACGGAACACATAGTGGAGGATCTGAGTACACCACGGGTGTGACCGTTAATGGTACTCCGGGGTCTTCCGGCGCTTATACACAAATCACAGTTGCTGTGGGAGCTCCGACTCTGTATTATTACTGCACTAATCACAGTGGCATGGGCGGACAGGCGAATACACCATGAGCTACACAAAGACGACTTTGAAACAAGCCATACAAGATTATGCAGAAAACGATGAGACCACTTTCGTTAACAATCTGGATAATTTTATAAAAAACGCTGAAGAAAAACTATTAAAGATAGTTGATTTAGATGTTTTTCGTAAAAATGTTAATGCGGCAATGACCACTGGAAACAGGTTTTTAAGTCAACCCACTGATTATCTTGCTACTTTTTCTTTATCTTACAACAATGGATCAGGGACAAACCACGTATTTTTAGACCAGAAAGACGTAAATTTTGTTCAGACTTATTGGCCTACTCATACTACAACCGGCGCACCGCGATATTATGCGGTATTTGACGTAGACAATTTTTTAATAGCTCCTACGCCAAATCAAGATTACGCTGTTGAATTACATTATTACTACCGCCCAGCCTCCATAACAGGGGCAACTGGAACGTCGTGGCTTGGGGAAAACGCACCAGATGCGCTTTTATACGGCTCTTTAGTTGAGGCTTATATATTTATGAAAGGAGATCCCAATCTCTTACAAATGTATAAGCAGCAGTTTGAAGAAGCAGCACTTCGTCTCAAAAATTATGGCGAAGGCGTAGAAAATACCGAAGCTTACCGCGACGGGTTAGTGAGGACTCAAAAAACATGAATGTAGCAATAGTGGCGTTTGGCGGCTCGTTTTCCGAGTACGTCTTATCGCGCATAAACTCGCAGAGATTTGATGAGGTATGGGGTATAAACAGCATTGGAGCCATATTTCATGTGGATAAAACTTTTATGATGGACCCGGCCTCTCGTTTTTTAGACGGTATAAAAGCAGGAAAACAGACCGGAATAGCGCAAGAATTTTTGTTGAAGACCCCAAACAAAGGACCGATATATTCCTGTGCTCTTGATGAACGAGTCCCGGAGATAGAGCTATACCCTCTTAAAGAAGTTGTGGGTTCGTTAGGCTACGCCTATTTCAACAACACCGTTGCCTACGCGATAGCTTATGCAATTTACAACAAAAAAGTCTCAAAGATTAACTTGTACGGAATAGATTTTAGCTACAAACAAAACATAAATTTTGCTGAAGCAGGTCGTGCTTGTTGTGAGTTTTGGTGTGCAATAGCTTTGTCAAAAGGTATGCAGATTGAAATAGCTCAAAGTTCTGGTTTTATGGACACTAATGTGCCTGAAAATGAAAAACTTTACGGTTATCATAGGTTAGAGGACCCTTTGGTTCAGACCATAAAAGACGATAATTTAATTATAATGCCTCAATCAGAGTATATTTCAGAAAACAAAGAAGTTTTGTTGCCACCAGAACCTTTAGATGATCCAGTCCTTATAGGACGACACGATGTGCCGGGAGTATCATACAATGATTAGCGTAAACACAGGGATAGATGTAGGGACTATTGATGTCACAACATCAAATGAGGGAGGTCTCTCTTCCGATCAAATAGCCGAAATGGCTC